TGTAAACCTGTGGTAACTCAAGAACCTGTGGATAACCTGTGGATAACTCAAGTCCTTAGGTAGCCTGTGGATAACCTGTGGATAACTCAGGTGCCTTGAGGCTTGTGGATAACCTGTGTGTAACCTGTGTGTAACCTGTGGATAACTTAAGAACCTGTGGATAACCTGTGGGGCGGGGGGGCTGGCCCAAGTCTGCTAATGTGTGGTAGGCGCTCAAGCACAAAAAAGTAGCATTTTACTTTGACAAAAGTCAATAAAAGATTACAAAAGAAAACACAGGTAAACCCTTGGTGTACATGGGGATGAGAGTTATTCTCATGTGTAACCTAAAGGAAGAACATTAGTTACATAAAGTTACAAAAGAAACACAAGAAATATATTGACATTCTGCTCTAAATATGTTATAATATACTTAAGTTGTAAAGCTTCTACTTAAGAACCTTTTAGTTATTCATTAATGATCAATTAAAGCACTACTTAAGAATCTTTAGTATACTTAAGACTCTTACAGTTTATTCATAATGAATCAATTAAAGATTCTTAAGTATACTTAAGTAAGACTCAATCTCAACAAAGAGGTAATTGATTTGTCAGTCACAAAAGAACCCGCAGTTGCTAAACGCAGAGGTAGGCCACCTAAGTCATCACTAAAGAAACCTAAGGGTATTATTGGTCGGCCTAAGGGTGACGCTACAATTATCAATGAGTACAAAGCTAGGATGCTTGCTTCCCCTAAGTCAGCTAAAGTCCTAGAGGCTATCTTTGATGCAGCCTTAGACAATGAACATAAGAATCAAGCCTCAGCATGGAAGCTTGTCATGGACAGGGTAGCTCCTGTAGCAGCCTTTGAGAAAGAAATCATTAAGGGTAGTGGCAAGAGTAGTATCCAAATAAACATTACTGGTGTCGGCTCTACCGATGTCTCAGGTTCCCAAGACCCTGAGGAAGATGCTCAAGAAGGGGAGTACACTGTAGTATGAGCGACTTAAACATAGAGCTATTAGATTGGCAGAAGGAAGTATGGGCAGACCCTACTCGCTTTAGAGTAGTAGCCGCAGGACGAAGGTGTGGTAAGTCCCGCCTAGCTGCTTGGTTGCTTATTGTCAATGCCTTACAAGCCGATAAACCTAACTCCCATGTCTTCTACGTAGCACCTACACAGGGTCAGGCTAGAGACATCATGTGGAGTCTTCTAGTAGAGCTAGGTCAACCAGTAATCCGTAGTTCCCATATCAACAATATGCAAATAACCTTAGTCAATGGTGCAACCATAAGCCTTAAGGGAGCCGATAGACCCGACACGATGCGTGGTGTCAGCCTTAAGTTCCTATGCTTAGACGAGTATGCAGACATGAAACCTGAGGTGTTTGAGGAAATCTTAAGACCTGCATTAGCAGACCAAAAGGGTTCTTGCTTATTCATAGGCACACCCAAGGGTCGTAACCACTTCTATGACTTATACAAGTACGCAGAGCTAAGTGGGGATGATGATGCCACCTTTAGTGCTTGGCACTTCACAAGTTACGACAATGAAACCTTAGACCCTGAGGAGATAGATGTAGCTAAGAAGAGTATGTCAACCCATGCTTTCCAACAAGAGTTTATGGCCTCCTTTAAGAACCAAGGTTCTGAGATGTTTAAAGAGGAATGGCTACAGTTTGGCACTAGGCCCACAAGTGATGGAGACTATTACATAGCCATTGACTTAGCTGGCTTCCAAGATGTCAGTAAGAAGAAAGGTAAGACTAGCCGATTGGATAACTCTTCCCTAGCTATTGTTTTTGTCAATGAAGAGGGTTGGTTCGTTGAGGACATGATCTATGGCAGGTGGACTTTAGATGAAACAGCAACTAAAATATTCCAAGCAGTAAAAGATTATAAACCTTTATCCGTTGGTATTGAGAAAGGAATATCAAAGCAAGCTGTTATGTCTCCGTTAATGGATATGATGAAGAGACAGTCATTCTTCTTTAGAGTTGAGGAACTAACCCATGGTAACCAGAAGAAGACTGACAGGGTTATGTGGGCCTTACAGGGACGTTTTGAGCATGGTCGTATAACTCTTAACAAGAAGAAGAAGGATTGGCATTCACGCTTCTGTGACGAGCTATTCCAGTTTCCTGACCCCTTAACACATGATGACCTAATAGACAGTCTAGCCTATGTAGATCAACTTGCTAAAGTAGCTTACATAGGCAACTTTGAAGAACAAGATGACTTTGAAACATTAGATTTAATCAGCGGATACTAAACATATGAAAAACGATTACAACGAAAGTACAGACCCAATTATTATTGAGCAATCCTTAGAAGATTGGGTACTCACTAAAGTGGACGATTGGGGTGACTACTACGAGAATAACTACAGCGAGAAGCATCAGGAATACTATCGCCTATGGCGTGGCATTTGGAATGCCTCAGACAAGACACGACAAGCAGAGCGTAGTAAGATCATTGCACCTGCCTTACAACAAGCTGTAGAGTCTAACGTAGCAGAGATTGAAGAGGCTACCTTTGGTCGTGGTAAATACTTTGACATTAAAGATAACATGGGCGACTCAGAGACTGAGGACATTATGTTCTTACGTAAGAAGCTACATGAAGACTTTGACATGACTAAGATCAGGCGTGATGTGTCTGAGTGTCTTATTAACTCAGCAGTCTTTGGTAATGGCATCGGTGAAGTAGTCTTAGAAGAAATCAATGAGATGAAACCTGCGACTGAGGAAGTCATGGGTGGCGCTATGGAAGCTGTAGGTGTTAACATTAGTAAGCGCACTGTAGTACGCCTACGTCCTATCTTACCTCAGAACTTTCGTATTGACCCTGTAGCCACTAACGTAGAGGAAGCCTTAGGTGTAGCCATTGACGAGTTTGTCAGTTCTCACTTAGTAGAGCAGCTACAAGAGTCTGGTGTCTACCGTGAGGGCTACTTAGGTAACGCTAGTGAAGACTTTGACCTAGAGCCTGACTCAGAGCTAACTATACATCAAGACGACAAGGTACGCTTAACTAAGTATTATGGTCTTGTGCCTAGGCATCTACTTGAGAAAGAGCTAGACTATGCGCTAGACGATGACGAGAAGGAAAACTATTACATTGAATCTGTAGTCATCATTGGTAATGAGTCTGTCCTACTTAAGGCAGAGCCTAGCCCATACATGATGAAAGATCGTCCTGTAGTTGCATTCCCTTGGGACGTAGTACCTAGCCGCTTCTGGGGCCGTGGTGTATGTGAGAAGGGTTACAACAGCCAGAAAGCGCTAGACGCAGAGCTACGAGCACGTATAGATGCCCTAGCACTCACAGTACACCCTATGCTTGCTATGGACGCTACACGCATCCCTAGAGGCACTAAACCAGAGATTCGTGCTGGTAAGATACTATTAACCAATGGTGACCCAAAGGAAATTATTAATCCGTTTAACTTTGGCAACGTAAGCCAGATAACTTTTGCTCAGGCTCAAGCACTACAGACTATGGTACAGCAATCGACAGGTGCCGTAGACTCTTCTGGTGTTGGAGGCTCTATAAATGGTGAGGCAACTGCTGCTGGCATTTCGATGTCCCTAGGTGCAATCATTAAGCGACATAAGCGCACCTTGGTTAACTTCCAAGAGTCATTCTTGATACCTTTCGTATCTAAGGCGGCTTGGCGTTATATGCAGTATGAGCCTGAGCTTTACCCTGTGTCTGATTACAAGTTCTGTGCCACTAGCTCCTTAGGTATCATAGCACGTGAGTATGAGGTCAGCCAGTTAGTGCAACTCTTGCAGACTATGGGCAAGGATACGCCTTACTACCCTGTCATGCTTAAGTCTATTGTTGATAATATGAATGTTGCCAATAGAGAAGAGTTAATCGGCTTGATTGATAAGGCCTCTCAGCCTACACCAGAGCAGCAACAGGCAGGTGAAGAGACTAGACAAGCTGAATTGGCGTTCCAAGCGTCCCAGACAGCCGCTTTAAGCAGCCAAGCTAACGAATCTAATGCTAGAGCAGGTAAGCTGGCAGCAGAGACTCAGGCAGTCCCACAGGAGCTTGAGATTGAACGTATTAAGGCCATCACAGCCAACATTAAGGAAGGAAATGAGGACGATAAGCAATTTGAGCGTAGGCTTGCAGTAGCTGATCGCATTTTGAAAGATAAAGCAATCGAATATAAATCACAAGGAACACAAAATGGTATCCCAACGCGAACTCCTGCAAGTAGTGGAGCAAATCAACCAGAGTTACAGCAAGCTTTTGAGCAGGATAGCCAAACTAGAGGGGCAGGTGGAAACATTAGAGTCTCCAGTGGCCTCTAATACCACACTTCCTAGGAAAAGTAAAGAAAAATCTTGACTTTTTGTTAAAAACATGGTATAATAGGTAGTATAGATGACAGATGATGAATTAGAAGTTTACTTTAGGCACATGAATGACCTCTTTCGCATGGAAGGTTGGGGTTTACTGCTTGAAGACTTAAAACTCCAAGTTCCTAACATTGATTCCGTAGAACAAGTCAAGACTATTGAAGACCTTTACTTCCGTAAGGGCCAACTTAATATCCTTGGCACTCTTCTTAGACTAGAAGAGACTAATCTACAAGGACAAGAGTCCTTAAGTGCAGATGCTAATGTATAAAGTATACGATTACAAATGCACACTAGGTCACTTAAATGAACACATGGTTAAAGGCTCACCTGACACACAGAAATGTAAGTCATGTGACGCCATAGCAACCAGACAACTTTCCTCTCCCCGTTCTTCTTTAGAACCCTTCTCTGGCGACTTTGCTGGAGCAACTCTAAAGTGGGTTAAAGACCATGAGCGAGGCAGAGTGCAAGCAGAGAAAGTTAACTCCTAATCCTAGGAAGCTTTCATTTTCAATCCCTCTCCATAATACTAAGGTACGGAGTTTAATATGGCAGCAGTTATCCTCGAAGAAGAGGAATTACAATCCGAGCGTTTTGATAGTTTAGACGACATGGCTCAAGATACACAAGGCACTGTGGAACCTCCGCAAGAGGTAAACCAAGCGTCAAATGAACCTGAGGCAGTCCCTGATAAGTACAATGGTAAATCACTTGAAGATGTAGTAAGGATGCACCAAGAAGCTGAAAAGCTCCTAGGTCGCCAAAGCTCAGAAGTAGGTGACTTACGTAAAGTAGTCGATAGCTATATCAACACACAACTCGACTCGCAAACTCCAGCAGCACAAGGAGCAAGCGAAACAGATGAAGACATAGATTTTTATTCTGACCCTGAGAAAGCAATAGAACGTGCGATTAATAATCACCCATCGGTAAAGGCAGCAGAAGAGTCAACGAGAGCTTATAAACAGCAAACCTCAATGGCTGTACTACAGAAAGATCACCCAGAGATACCTGAGATTGTAAAAGACCCCAAGTTCGCTGAGTGGATTCAAGCCTCACCCGTAAGGACACGTATGTTTGTACAGGCAGACCAACATTTTGACATGGAAGCAGCTAATGAACTTTTCTCTTTATGGAAAGATCGCTCAGGTGCTATCAATCAAACATTGAAGTCTGAGAAAGAAGGTAGGCAACAGGCTGTCAACCAAGGGTCGAATGGCTACACACGTGGCAATCCCGACTCAAGCACTTCCAAGAAAATCTATAGACGAGCTGATATTATTAAACTAATGAAAACAGACCCAGAACGCTACTTAGCTCTTTCAGATGATATTCAAAAAGCATACGCTGAAAAGAGGGTCAAATAACCTAATATAGAGAGAAATTTAAAATGGCTACTTCCGTATATCCCGCAACAGGCGGTATGGTAGATAACACCTCAGCAGCAACATTCATCCCCGAAATTTGGTCAGATGAAGTAATTGCAGCATACGAGAAAACTTTAGTTCTTGCACCTCTGGTCAAGAAGATTGCAATGCAAGGTAAGAAAGGCGATACTATTCATATCCCTAAGCCTACCCGTGGTGTTGCGTCAGCTAAGGCTGAAAACACAGCAGTAACTATTCAGAACGCTACAGAGGGTGAAGTTCTAGTCACCATTAACAAGCACTTTGAATACTCACGCATGATTGAAGATATTACTAACGTACAAGCACTTGCTTCACTACGTCAGTTCTATACTGGTGATGCTGGCTATGCCCTAGGTAAGCAAGTAGATGATGACTTGTTTGTGCTTGGTAAGTCTTTCGGTAATGGTGATGGTTCTAACTTTGTAACCAGTGCTACGTTCTACAATGACGCATCTACAGGTACTACGGCTTACGCTGTTGACCAGATGGTTGTTGGTGACTTGTTTACCGATGCTTTCTTCCGTGACATGGTACAGAAGATGGACGATGCAGACACCCCTATGGATGGACGCTCGTTAGTTATTCCACCTTCACTACGTAATGCTATCATGGGTATTGATCGTTACGTTAGCTCTGACTTTGTTAATGGTCAAGGCACTGTGAATGGTAAGATCGGTGAGTTGTATGGTATCGACATTATGGTATCTACTAACGCTCCTGTTCTTGAGACTGCTTCTGAGAACTCTGCTGGCGGTCAAATCCGTGGTGCTATGTTGTGTCACAAGGACACTATGGTACTTGCAGAGCAGCAAGGTGTACGTTCACAGACTCAGTACAAGCAAGAGTTCTTAGGAACCTTGTACACTGCTGATCGCTTGTACGGCACTCAGGTATTACGTCCTGAGACTGGCTTTATGATGGCTGTAAACGGCTAATCACTGCTAGTGACACTAAAGGGGAACTGCGGTTCCCTTTTATTTTCTTTTAATTCTTGAAGTGGTGTAAACAAGATGGCGATATACCGAGGTACAGGTGGTTCTGGTGATTCAAC